GCCCGACCCGGGCGAATACTGACCGCCGTGACCCGCGTCCCCTTCCGCGAAGTACGGACCGGACCCGTCCATCCGGCTCCGAACAGTCTCGAGCGACGACGACGAATAGAACAGTCTCGAGGTCGACGTGAAGTCCTCACCGACCGAAACCAACCGAGCCAACCGACGAACCCCGGTCCGCCAGAGCCGCCACGCGAGCTCCGGATCATCTTCCGGTTCCGCGTCGGTCGAATCATGAATGGCGAGCATCTCCGACGCCGAGAGCACGCCCGGAAAGATCGCGACCGCGGCGATCGAGCCGCGCCACTGACGGTCCCATTCGCCGTCATCGTTCCGGCGAGCTCCGACCGAAAGCGCCTGATCAGGCCCCGAGATCGTCACCGACCCCGGCGACGACCCGCGAACCTCGCCGTCGACCCAGACGCGCGCCGTCCCCGCGTCCGCCTGGGCGCCGAACGTATGCCACGCCTCCGTCTGATAGTCACCTTCGCCCGTCGGAGCCGTTTCCGTGTCCCACGTATTCAGGTCGATCGTGTTCCGGACTTCGGCCGCGATCCGGTTCGACCACGTCGGCTGATGACGGAGAAAGAACCGATGATTCCCGTTCGATACGAGGTTCGCGAAACTGTTTTGAGAACCGTTCGACCTCGTTCCGACCCGGCCCACCACGACCACCGTGAACGACTGTCCGAGGTCCATCCAGCTTTGCCACGGAACCTCCGCATGAGAGCCGCCGCCGGCCGGAAACCATCCCACCGTCGGAAACGCCCTGAGCGCCGACGACGCGACGAGATCGACGTTCGGACCGAGCGACATAGGCGCCCGCGCGTTGCCGGAAAGGTCCTGAACCTCACCCCCCGCCGCCTGGGAAAGATCGTAGATCGCCTCCGCATTCAGAGCGAGGCACGTATCGACAAAGACACTACTCATTGAGTCGCCACCACCACTAGATCGAAGTCCTCGAGGAGCCCTGTTCCGCCGATCTGCGGATCAGGAGTCTCGGGTGAAGGTTTCACCCAGAGGACGGACACTCCGTCCGGAAGGTCGCCGCGCGCCGGCCACGAACCGTCCCACCGGCGAACGAACGTCAGACCTCCCGCGTCCTTCATCTGACCGAGGAGCTCGTCGACGATCTGGAACGCCTGGACGTAATCGCCGCGCCAGTCAGTATCCCCGAGCGCCGGAATTGGAATCTCGAGCCGCTCCGTGAATTCGGGCATTAGTGGACTCCTTCGGGCCAGTCGACGACCGTCATCTCGACGTCGACTGTATGCGACGTATCCACCCGTCCGAGGTTCGGACGTAGATCGAGATCGGACGACCACACGAACGGAAAGCGATATCGGTAGTTGTCGCGCCAGACGAGAACGCCGGCGTCAGTGAGGAGCTCGAGGAGATCGTCGAACTCGTCCGGGCGAACAAACAATCGGCCCTCATATCCCGGAACCGGCGCCTGACCCTGCGCGGTCGAGAGCTCCATATCGGCCGCGGGCATGACCTCCATACGCGAGGTCAGCGTCGGAGCAAGCGGAAGGTCCCGTAGGAATACCTCGACCGACCGGTTCGTATCGACCGACGTGATCGCCGCCGTGAACACCGGAGGACTGAGCACCCCGGGCACCGGATGCGACGGAGCCGACGTGACGATCTCCGGTCCGACCTCGAGCGCTGAGCGGAGCCGATACCACCGCTCCGCATCGAACCCGACGAACCGGTCACGAAAGTCTGACTCGCCGGCTCCGAACGTCCCGCGCCGGACCCACGGACCTTCCGGATCGTCCGCCGACTCGACCGTGACCATCGAGGACCCGCCACCGAACGGAGCGAGCCCGAACGGGTCGACCCCGAACGCGCCGTCGAACAGGGTCGGCCACGACACCCGTAGCGAGAACTCCCCCGGCGATACCGACGGGTCGACCGGGTCCGGAGTGACCGGAACGACCGTCAAGTCATCCGGAGGCGCCGGCGACGTCGGAACCTGCTCGACGTCGAATACGCGCCGCGCCCACCGTGACCACAACAACGCGAAACCCCAGGGGCGCGCGACCCTCACGAATGCCGTATAGACCTCGCCCGGGTCGAGCGAACCGTCGACAGTCCAGCGGGTCGACGAACCCTTCCGGACCCCGGACGACGCCACCGCGCCGGACGACGGCCTCGAGGAGCGCTGACCCGGATAGACCTCGATCTCGTAGCCGGCCTGTTCGAACTCGTCGTCAGCTTTCCACGTCACGTCCGGTGAGGAGGTCCCCGACACCGGCGACACCGGCCCGGTGATATCCGGCTTCGGAGTCGCGGCCTGTTCGACCTCGAGCCACGCCTGAGCGATCAGCATCGGCCCGGTATTGACCGTCCGACCGAGATAGTTCAAGTAGCGCCGTAGCCGCGTCGGATTCCACGGTTGCCCGTTCGGTTGCGTGCGCCGCCAACGGGTCGCGACCGTCTGCCACTCGCCGCCTGCCTCGACCGTGACCCGTTCGGTCATCCCACCCGATAGGAGGTTTCCGTGCCATATGAACCCGTCGTCGTCCGGATCGTCGAACCGGGCGACGAATACGGTCCGGACCGCGAGGATCGACGAATCCGGATCGACCGCCGGCACGTCCGGAAACGCCTGATACGAACGCGAATCGCCCGCCGACCAGCGAGGAGGATCGGACCCCGGCTCCGGAGTCGCGGTCAGCCACGTCCCGTTCGACTCGTCCGCGAGAATGTCACCCGACGCCGACGGGTCCCACCGTCCGTACTGTTCCGGCGGAAACCGGAACTCGAATCTCGTCACCGTCGTCATATGCCGGACCTCCGGAGCTCCCGGAGCCGCTCGGCCCGGACCACTTGAAGGACACCGTCACCCATATCGACCCGGAGCCATATCTCGGAATCCTCCTCGGCCGCGGCGACGAGCCGCTCGAGGAGCCGTTCGTTCCGCGCCGCGCGCCGGCGCTCGACGTCGCTCATGGACATAGTCGCCGCAACCTGACGGCTCCGCGCCGTGAAGTCCGCCTCGAGGTCCGGCCCTCCGACGCCGGCGACCGCGCCCATGACCCGCTCTGCCGACCTGACCGCGTCGCCCTGCATCGCTCCGATTCCGTTCACGAACCCCTGAATCGTGTCCGACCCGATCGCTCGGAACACGCGCGACGGTGAGGACAGACCGAGGAGGTTCCGCGCACCATCGAGCGCGCTCGACACGACCCCGGTGACGGAGTCGATCGCGGCCTGGGCGCGGTCCCGGATTCCGCCCATGAACCCCTCGATCGCGGCCCGTCCGACTTCCGCGAGCCGGCCCGCGAGCTCCGACAGAGCCGACACGATCCGGCCCGGGAGCTCCGTGAACCACGTCACGATCTGTTCGATGCCTTCCGACACCGCCTGAGTGATCGCATCCCACGCGGCTTGAAGGAAGTCGCGGACCGCATTCCACGCCGTTTCCCAAAGGCTCCGGATCGTGTTCAGCGTCGAGTCGATGATCGAGCGGACCGCCTCGATCGCCGTTTCGACCGCCGACCGGATCGCCTCCCAGACCGTTTCCGCGAACGTCCGGATCGCGGTCCACACCGATTCCCAGAGCGCTTGAATTGCGGAAAGGACCGTCGTGATCACGGTCTGAACCGCATTGATCGCGGTGTCGATCGCCGCCTGAATCGCCGCCCAGACCGTTTCCGCGAACGACTGAATCGCCGCCCAGACCGTTTCCCATACCCCTTGAATTGCGGAGAGGACCGTCGTGATCACGTTCTGGACAAAGTCGATACCGGCCTGAACGATGACCTGAATCCCGTCCCAGACCTGGGACGCGAAGTCCTGAATGTTCGTCCAGACCGTTTCCCAATCGCCCCGGATCGCCGCCATGACCGTGTCGATCACGGTCCGGACGAGCTCGATCGCCGTCTGAACGAGATTCTGAATGAAGTCCCACACGACCTCGACCGTGCTCGAGATCGCATCCCACGCCGTTTCCCACGCCGCACGGATCGCGTCCATGACCGTAGACAGAATGTTCGAAACGAACTCGATCCCGGCCGATACCGCGGCCTGAATTGCGGCCCATACCACCGTCGCCGCCGTCTGAATCGCGGTCCACGCCGTATCCCACGCCGCACGGATCGCCGTCAGGACGGACGTGATCACGGTCTGAATCGCCGTGATCGCCGTCTGAACCGCCGTCTGAATCGCATTCCATACCGTCGAGATCACTGTCGTTAGCGCATTCCACGCCGTCGCCCAGAACGCTTGAATCGCTCCGACGACCGCCGTGATCACCGCCTGAACCGCATTGATCCCGGCCGTCACGACCGCGGAGATCGCCGCCCAGACCGCTTGAGCGACCGTTGTTAGGACCGTCCATGACGTCTGCCAGAACGCGACGATCGCTTGAACGACGGTCGTGATCACCGCCCGGACGACCTCGATCCCCGCCGATACCGCGGCCTGAATCGCGGTCCAGACCGCTTGAGCCGCCGCCTGAATGTTCGTCCACGCCGTATCCCAGACGTTCCGGATCGCGGTCAGGACGTTCTCGATGATGGTCCGGACCGCGTCGATCCCGATCTGAACGTACTGACGGATCGCGTCCCACACGATCCGGCCCGCCTCCCGGATCGCCTCCCACGCCGCGGACCAATCGCCCCGGATCGCCGCCGTCACCGCCTGAATTACCTGAGCCATGACCGCTAGCGCCGTTTCGATGACCAGCACGATCGCATCCCAGACCGCGCCAATGATCACCACGAGATTGTCCCACGCCGTAGAGATCGCCGTAATGATCGCGGTCCCGACCGTGTCCCATATCCCACGGATGACCGTCCACGCCGCCGCGAATGCAAGCTGAATCGCGTTCCACACCGCTTGAAACGCGGTCACGACCGCGTCCCACGCCGTAGAGATCGCCGTGATCAGCGGAGGACCGACCGACGCCCAGACCGATTGAATCGCCGCCCACGCCGCTTGGAACGCCGTCTGTAGCGCCTGCCATACCGTCGTCAGAGCGTCCACGATCGCGGTCCACGCCGTCTGAATCGCCGCGATCAGCGGAGGACCGACCGCGGCCCACGCCGCTTGAATCGCCGTCCATACCGCCGACCATGCCTCCTGCATGCGCTCCCATATCGCCCGGAGCAACTCCCCGAGCGCTTCGAACACCGGACCGACATTGGTCGAGAACCAATCCATCGCCGCCTGGGCGACCTGAACGATCGCCTCCCAGACCGTCGCGAACGCTTCGCGGACCGTTTCGAACGCGCTGACGATCGCTTCCCAGACCGCTTGAAGCGCCGGAACTAGCGTCCCCGTGAACCAATCTCGAGCCGCCGTAGCCGCCGCGATGATCGCTTCCCAGACCGTCACGAACGCCGGAACTAGCGTCCCCGTGAACCAATCCGCGACCGCTTGAGCCGCCGTCTTGATCGCCTCCCACGCGACCGACAGCGCCGGCACTAGCGTCCCAGAGAACCAATCGGCCACCCGCTGAGCGCCGGCCTGAATCGCCTCCCACGCCGCCTCGAGGAGCGGAACGACCGTCGAGGAGAACCAATCCGCGACCGCTTGAATCGCCGTCTTTACCGCTTCCCACGCGGCGATCACGATCGTCCGGAATGTCTCCGAATTCTGCCAGAGCAACGCGAGCGCGACGACGATCGCCGTGATCGCGAGCCCGATCGGATTCCCGACGAGGAGCCCGATCAGGAACTTGAAGTATCCGCCCAGACGGAGGACCCAGCCGCCCAGCCGAGCGAGCTCCGGAAGGATCGACGCGACGACGCGCATGAGCCCACCGACCGCGATCAGGATCGGACCGACCGCGGCGAGGAGCGCCAGGAACCCCACGACCGCCTGCTGAACGGGCGCCGGAAGCTGAGAGAACCGGGCGATCAGGTCCGAGACACGTTCCCCGAAGTCCTGAATCGCCGGAACGACCGTGTCCCGAATGATGGGAGTCAGAACGTCCGAAAGCTGAATGAGGACGCCCTCAAGCTGAGAGCGCATCTCCCGGAACGCGCCTCCTAGCGTGTCCTCCATCGTCGCCGCCATAGCGCCGGCCGCGCCTTCCGCCGACCGGTTCGCGGACGCATATTCGGTCAGCGAAACGATGCCGTCGCCCATCATCATGTTCACGCCGCGCATAGCTTGCGAGGAGAACACGTTGCGGAGCGCGAACTCGCGTTGTTCGTCCGACATTCCGGAGGTCGCTTGAGACAGGTCGCGCATGATCGCATGCGCGTTACGCATGTTGCCCTCTTGATCGAACAGCGCGATCGAGGTATCCCCGATCGCGATCGCGCCGTTCTCCGCGGACCCGATCATATCCCGCATGATCGCGTCGAACGTCGTCCCCGCCCGGGTCCCCTTCAACCCATTGTCAGCGAACACGCCGAGCATGGCCGCGGTGTCTCCGAGGTCCATCCCGAGCGCCGCCGCGCCCGGAGCCGCGAGCCGGAACGCCCCGCCCAACTGTTCGACCGACGTATTCGAGATCGCGGACTGATTCGCCAGAATGTCCGCCGCATTCCCCGCCTCCCCGGCCTCCATCCCGAACGCGCTCATCGTGTCCGTGACAATGTCCGACGCGCGCCCCAGGTCCATCGCGCCAGCCGATGCGAGATCGAGGACCCCCGGCATCGCGGAAACAGTCTCCGACGCTGAATAGCCGGCCAGAGCCATATATTCCATACCCTCGGCCGCTTCCGAAGCCGAGAACCGGGTCGTCGACCCGAGCTCCTGCGCCTTATTGCGCATCGTGTCGAACTCGTCGCCGGTCGCTCCCGAGATCGCCTGAACCCGAGCCATCTGATCGTCGAACCGGGCCCCGGTCATGACCGCCGCGGTCGCGACCCCGACCAGCGGAGCCGTGATCCCCGCCGACATACCCCGTCCGACCTGCTGCGTTTTCTGACCCGCCTGACCGAGCCGATTCGAGAACCCCTCGACGCCCTGCTGAACCTCCTCGAAACCGCGCATCATGTTCGACGTGTCGGCCCGCATCCTCGCGAGGACGTCAACTACCGTCGACATTCAGCCGCCTTCACGTCGTCACCGTCGTCCGCGCCGTTTCGATTCGGCCCGTTCCCGCTCGTAGTTCCGTAGCTGCCAGACCTGCTGCCATTCAGCGAGCTCGAGCGCCGTGATCGGCCGGTGACCCGGCGACCCGTACAGGAGCTCCCCGACCGTGCGACCCAGCTTTTCCGCGAGCTCGAATAGGAACCGCCGGTGAGCGTCGGTCGCTAGTCTTTTCCCGCGTCGTTCGTGGCCTCCTTCGTCAGACCGGAAAGCTGCATCCCCTTCATAGCGACCCTGTTCAGCGCCGCGCCCGACTTCGCGAGGATCGCTTTCCGGTCCACGTCAGGACGGAACAATCGCTGACGCGAACCCGGGTGATAGGCCGTGAGAATGACGATGTCCGGATACATCTTCGCGAAGTCGACCGACGTCGCGCCGTCCTTCCCTTTCTCGCGCTGACCGCCGGCGCCTTCCATGATCGCGACGGACTCATTCCCGCTCATGCCGCGGACGAGGACGTTCACCTTCCACTCCGGAACCGGAACGAGCTCCTCCGGAATGTCATCCGACTCGAAGATCGCGGAACGCATCGCGTCCGCGGACTCGTACTCCTCCGGTTCGAAGTCCTCCACGGGAGCCGGTTCCGGCATCCCCTCGAGCTCGACCTCGACCTCGAGGTCCTCGCCGCCCTGGGGGTCATCGTCGACCCGCTCGATCGGCTCCGGACGCGATTCGTATCGTTCATCCTGCTCGGACACTTCGGTCACTCCTGCTCGTCGCTGCTAAGGGTCATGCCGGAAACGTGTCATACGTGACGACGCCCGACACCTGAATCTCGATATCGAATGACACAATGTCACCGACCGGGTTCGACGTTTCGAACGACGTCACCACGCCCACGCCGGTCCGCCGTCGCCGGCCCTCGCCGGCACCTTCCGGGCCGTACACCCACGGGATCAGTTCCCCGACCCGTTGCTTCGCCTTGATCGCCGCGTAAAGCTCCTCGACGTCAGCCTGATACTTCCCCGAGAGCGAGATATCCGCCTCCTCGAGTCCCGGCTGAAACGACTTCGCGCCCTGACCGAACACGGTCGACTCCGCGGCCTGAATCTCGTCCGGCATCGTGACCTCGTCGAGCCGTTCGGTCAGGTTCGTTTCATCGAGCGTGAAGTGAGTATCTTTCCCATGCCTGAACGCCATGACGTATCCCTCCTGTTAGAGCCGCGCCGCCGCCGCGGCGATTCTGACCGACCCGGACGAGCCGGACAGCGTGACGACGAGCCGCTGATATCGCTCCGTGTCCCCTTGAATCTCGACCTCGAGGACCTCTCGCTCGCCGGCCGAAACGGTCAGCGAGCCGCCGGCGCTGACCCACGAACTCCCGTCGGCCGACCGCTCGACCTGAAACGTGACGTCGCCGTCCCGATCGTTCTCGAGGACGTGAACCCGGGCCCGGAACCGCGCCGACGTGTATTCGCCACCATCGACCTCGTCGAATGTGATCGACTCCGAGATCGGATCGACGTGAGCGAGCATCCGGCCCGCTGACGCCCCGTCGGTCCCCTGAAACTCTGCCTCGATCGAAACGAGATCAGCGACCGGGTTCGTGACCTCGTAGGACGTGAACACCGAATCGAGAAACGTCACCCTCCGTCCCAGGAGCGCCGGCGAATCCGAAACGACGAGGACTTTCACGACGTCGTCCGACTTGAGCGCCTCCGACAGAACGGCATCGACCGAATCGGGCGACTCGTCACCGTCGAACAGTCCCGACGTNGAAACCTGAACGTCCTCGAGCCCCGGCTGATAGAGCTTCGCGCCCTCGCCGTAGGTCGTCGATTCGTTCGCGTCGATCTCGTCGGACACCGTCGCATCATTCATATACCGCGAGATATCGCGCGTACCGACCACGACGAGCGTTGTCTTGCCGTGACGGAAACTCATTCGTCGTCACCCCCGTCCGCGCCCTCCGACGGCTCACCGTTTCCGGCCTTCGCCGTCCGCTTCGCCGTCCGCTTCCGCTCCGGGAGCTCGACCCGCTCGATATATCCGCTATCGAGGAGCCACTTCGCGGAGTCAGGTGGGAGATCGTCGACGAGGTCGCCGGCCGCGGCTTTCCGATCCGGCGGATACGAGAGCGACCCGGCCTTGCCGGTGACGCGATAACTGATCTTCGGCACCTGAACCCCTTTCGGGTTCGGGCACACGTCCCCCGCGCCACCTGGACACGGGGTCACGATCGGAGAGCAACGGGGCCACGTGGGCACGACGTCGGTTGCTTCACGTCAGACTATCGGGTCAGCGTCCCGATTCATCGACGCCGGCCTGATTCGTTGCCTTGCACCGTGAACACTTGATCCGCCACGGGCGCGAAACCATCTCCGCGAGGAGCCTGTTACACCGGTGACACCGGACCTCGAGGTCCGTTTCGACACCGCGCGCGAACACGTCATTCGGCATCGACCACGACCTCACCGTGATCCGGGCAGAACCACAGACGTTCATGAGTACCCATCGTCGTCACGTCGAGGAGCTCGAGCTTGCACCCGTCGACCGGGCAGACCCGCCCCTTCGTCGACCCGTCCTCGCCGGCGCCGTCTGGGTCCTGTTTCACCGCGGCGACGATGCGCTCCTGGGCGTCATCGTCCAGAGCACGAACGACCGCGTCGAGGACGAGCGAGGCTTGCTCGAGCGCGACCTTCGCTTGACCGTACTCCCGGACCGCGACGATCATGAGTCGTTCGATCTCGTCACTCGTCATAGCTCATGCCACCAACAACGGAGGTTCGCGGTCATCTCCGGACAGTCGTTGTCATCCCGACCGAGCGGGTTCACCCCGCCGGCCGGTTCGACCCGGACGATCCGGATCGACGTATCACCTTCGGTCACCGTCCGATCTCCCGCGGCGAGAATCGCCCGCCGGACCGCCCGGACCCGGTCGTTCAACTCCGGATAATCCTGGGTCGCGCCCCGGCCGAACACTTGCACCCCGGAGAGCTCCACCGCGACGCCCGTCCCCGAACCCATGACCGCGGGAGGAGGCTCGAGCCCATATTCGAACAGGACCGTCAGCGCATGCGGTCGCGACGGTTTGTGACCGACGAACAGGTCAGAGCCGCGGGTTCCGAGCTCCGCGTCGACGAGGACCCGGGTCAGAGCGAGGAGGAGCATCCGATCACCGCCCATACCGTCGGATCGTTTCCGCGACCGCTTGACGGACCCGGTTCCCGAACAGAGGAGCGGCCTCCGCTACCGGACGCTCGAGATACTTCCACTCCTTGCCACGCTGATAGTTCCGGTCCGTTTCATGAACGATCATCGCGTAATCCTTCGCCGGCCCGCCGTAGGAGATACGCGCCTCGATCCCGCCCTGAACCGTCACGACCTCGACCATCCCCGACCTAGCAAGCGTCCCGGTATCCCGCGGAACAATGTCCTGAGAACGACCGAACGCGACTTGAGCGACGTCGTTCACCGCGGTCCCCACTTCCGCCGCGATCGCCGCCGGCGCCCGACGCATGATCCGCCGTAGCTGCTCGTCCTCGATCTCGATCCGAATCTGACTCATGCGAGAACGACGACCGTATGATGGGCGCCCTCCTCGTCCCGCACGATCGCGGACTCCCGGATCACCGGCCTCGACCCATCCGGCATGATGACGACCGTCTTACCGGGCCGAATGTCGAACACGCCGGCGACGAACAGACGCCCACCGTCGACGACCTTCCGGCCCGATTCATTCACGCGCATCTCCGAACCCGGCTCGATCCGGCATCGCGCGCGCGGCCACCCGCCGGCCGGTTCGTCCTCGAGGATCGTCGCGCCGTAGACGTCCGTGGGCCCGTCGACGACCGGCTGAGCTATCTCGATCTCGTCGGGCATGAGCTCGAGATAGGCAGGATCGAAACTCATAGACCGCCCCTCCGGAAGTCGCGCGTCCGCCGATGATCCATCTCCCCGACCGAGAATCCCGCCCCGAGCGCGTTCGGGTTCGCGACCGGCGCCGCGCCATACATGACGCCCTCGCGCTCAAGCTGACGAGCGAGCGTCCCCCAATTGACCGAGGAGGTCCCCGTGTCCCGACGCGCGATGCGAAGGTCCCCGACCTGTTTCTCGGTCCCCGCCGCCTCGAGCGTCTGCTGATACATACGCCACGCGAGGAGAGCGCCGGCGAGGTACGGGTTCCCTTTCTCCCCGAGCGCCCAATCGACCTCCGCATCGGTGAACGTGAACGGCTCCGAAGTGTCGCGGACCAGGAACCGGGTCGCGTCGAGCTCCGAATCCTTCGGATCGCCTGAATATGTCGAGTCCGGCACGACCTACCCTTCCGTCACGTTCACGATACCTCGACCGTTCCCAGAATCCGGGCGCCGTGACGATCATGAATCCGGAGCCGGTAGCGGCCCGCCGGAAGGTCAGGACAGAGCCGCCACGCGAGGACCTCCGACCCACGCCGGCCCGTCGTCCGCTCGATCCACGCCGGCGCCCGGTCGTCACCGACCTCGAGGTCGATCCGGTTCCCAGGATCAGGACCCGCGTCGACCTCGACCCGGCCTCCCGCCGTAACCTCGAGCTCCATCATTCCGCCTCCGCGCTGACGATCGTGACGGTCCCGTGAAGCTCCACGATCCGTTCATCGGATTCCGGAACCGACGAATCCGACCACACTTGATGAATCCCGGGATCGAGATCGACCGTATCGACCACGTCGCCGCGATCCGGCCCAACGAGGAGCGCGAAAGCCTCGCCCACGTCCTCCCGGAACAACGGATGACCTTCGGTGACGACGATCCCCTCGAGCCAATCGTCCTCGCCCGGTTCGGCGCCGGCCGGCATGAACGCGACCCGATGAACGTCCGCGTCGCCCAGGTCGAACGACGTATCCGCGAACCTGACGAACAGGTATTGACGTGATTGAACCGGTTTCTCATTCGACAGCATCGGGCCCTCCTAGAACGTGGGATCGTTTCTCGGCCGGATCACCTTCGGTTCGCGTCCGGACCTGACCGTCCGCGGACTTTCCGGGTCGTGAGAAACGGTCGCGACGTCGCCGGCGTCATGGCCGACGACCGCGACCCCGTCGACCGTCGACCGGACCACCGTCGGTATCGTAACGTCGACCGATCCGGTCACGGCCGTATCGACGTCCGGTCTGGCGAATACCGCGGCGACCGGTATGAGCCGTAGGTCGAGCGGGTCGCGTGACGGGAGGATTCTCCACCCGTCGTCCTGTTCGACCCATGAGATCGTCGCGATCGTGACCGGCCGCGAGGAGCTTCCGCCGATCGCCCATCCGTCGTCGTCCTCGACCCAGACGATCGCGCCGGAACCGACCGGAGGACTCGAGGTCCCCGATCCGGTCCATTCGTCATCCTGTTCGGCCCAGGAGAGCGACCCGGCGAACGTCGGAGGCGCCGTCGCCCCGGCGCCTTCCCATTCGTCGTCGTCCTCGGACCATGAGATCGCGCCGGCGCCCACCGGTGGAGAGGAGGCTCCGGAGGCTTCCCACCCGTCGTCCTCCTCGACCCATGCAACCGTTCCGCCGGCGACGGGAGGATCAGAGGTCCCGGACGCGTCCCATCCGTCATCCTGCTCGGTCCACGCGATCTCCGCGAACGTGACTGGCGCCCAGGTTCGGCCCGTCCCGGCCCATGCGTCGTCCTGCTCGGTCCACGCGGCCTCGCCGGCGCCGCGCGGAGGCGAGCTCGCCCCGGCGCCTTCCCACCCGTCGTCCTGTTCGACCCATCCGATCGCCCCGCC